GAGGAATTTTAATGAAAAACTTAAAGAAAGACGACATTAAAAGACGTTTTTCTGGTCACGATTTAGAGTCATTAGTTTCTTTAGAAATGATAAGACCTTTTAGTAAACATGGTGTTAGATTTTCTAAGAAATTAACAATAACTATCCCTGGACATCCTATAACAGATAGTAGACCTAGATTTAAAGCAGGAGATGACGGATTCTCTCATGCTTACAATCCACATAAAGCTAATCTCATGAAAATATTTGGTGAAATATATAATAGTAGTGAGACATTAAATGGTTTAACTATATTATCTCCGTCTATAATAGAAATAGATTATTATCTTAAGATACCTAATGATATTAAAAAACTCCTTAAACCGAAGGAGTTAGATTTATTATCGTCTAATGGATTATATTCTATATCTAAAAAAGATAACGATAATATAGAAAAAGTACATTTCGATGTTTCTCAAGATTTTAAATACCAAATACTTTTACGAGATGAAACTATTGTAGAAAACAATACTCAGAAATTCTTCGTAGATGATACTAAAAAAGAAAAGGTTGTTATAACTTATACATTTGGTGATCTTCCATATTGGATGAAACCACAATTAGAAGCGTCTACAGAATATCTTAAACACATTATCTCATTGAAGTATAAATTAATTAATGAAATACCTGATGAGAAGTGGGGTAAAGAATTCTATAAAAATATAGCTATATGGTATAAAAAGAATAAAGGTCCTATTAAGAGGGTTAAGAATAACTTAGAGTACATGCTTAATACTCATTATAAGAAGACAGATTTAGTAATGTTAGATCCGACTAGGAAAGTGGAAAATATAATCTCTAATGTGGAGAAAATGTTAGGAGGTATAAAATAAGATGATACTGATGAGAGAAGACATGGTTGTTATAAATATGATTAAAAAGAATTATGATATGAGAACTAAAACTGAAGATGACTTTATGGATAATCTTAAAATACTTGATAAAGATAAACATAATGTAGAAGAATTTGCATTTAATTTCAACTTCCCAGTTTTTAGTATATATGATTGGTATTTATATAATGCCACTAGAGATAAGATAGAAACAATTATAAAATACATAAATATGTAAAGGAGGATAAGATGAATATAGTAACTAAAGAATTTGTCCAAGGATATAAAGAATATATGGGACATACTATATTAGGTGCTTTTATTGGAGGAGTAGGTAATAATACTGCTTATCTTGATGAAGTATCATATACTACCCTTGGAGAAAGTTTCTGTAACTTCGGTGAAAATAAGTTAAATATATTAACTACTGAATTTGCTGATCCTAATAGATTTAACGGAGACCCAGATACATTTAGTGGTGTACAAGAACTTATTGACATGACTTATACTAAATTAGATGAGTTTGTTACTAAAGCTGAGGGACATGGATATACTCAAGAGCAAATAGAAGCTGGAGTTAAAAAATATGGACAGAAACTTATAGAAAGTGCAACTTCTTTAGCGTTTGCTGAAGGAGATACATCTTCTGATCTTAAACAAGATATCAGAGTACTATTGAAAATAGGTATAGATGAATTTGAAAAGAGATCTAAAGAAGATGAACAAATTAAGGAACAAGAAACTACAGACAATACTCTTCCAGAAGAAGGTATGGAGGGAGAAGTTCCTATGGATGGGGAAAACCCTGAAGGTGCTGAAGGAATGGATCCAGGAGTAGAGGATGACTCTATGTATATGGATAATCCAGACGATGGAGGAGATTTTCAAGATGATCAACAAGGTGATGAAAACTTTGATGATAATCCTGAAGAAGGAGATAATCCTGACGATAATCCTGATGAATCTGGAGATGATGACTATGAAGCACTTGCAAATGAAGCATATGGGGACGATAGCACTGGTGACGACTCCAGCTCCGAGGACGATGAAGAAGATGACGAAGATAAAAAAGCAGAAGGAGAATTTGCTAGACAATTCTTTGCTGGTTCTGTAGGATATGGAGAAACTTATAAAGCATCTGGAGAAGCTTTTAACTATACAAAAATGATTAAGCAAGGATATAAAATTCCTAACTTAAGTAAAGAAGAAGAAAAGTATTTAGCAAGTCTAGCTAATTATGGACCTGGAAGAGCATGGGAAGCTATTAAAAGAAGTTTCTCTATAGCTAAAGCTAAATTCGGTTCTAGATCTGCTAATAGAGATGCATCAGTACATGCTGATCAAGATTATAACTTCTTAGAAGGATTTAATAAGATGACAGTATTAGGATATCTTAGATTCCTTAAATTAATAGAAGTATTAGATGCTACAATATTTACTGTTAGATTCTTCCCTGGAAGTATACTTTTATTACCTATTAAGATAGGAGCTAACTTCATAGATTATCAAATACAAAAGTTTGTATTAAAATGTGTTTATAAAAATAATAATGCTCTTATTAAACATATCAAAACTATAAAGGCTATAGATGAACAAATGATAAAACATTTGAAGAACATTAAAGATCAATCTGTAAAATTAGGTGATAGAAAAGTTACTCAGAAGTGTACAGATCTAATTAAGAAATATGAAGATGAAATAGTTAAGATAGAAGAAGAATGGGAAGTATTTAATAAGTATGGAGAATCTTCTCAAGATCTAGCTAAGAAACTTTATAATAAAAATCTAGTATCTAATTATTCTGGGCAAATGAGATATTTAGTAAGAGGAGAAGTTACATCTCTTAGTGAAAGTCAAATGCATGAGATTGTTTCTGAAATGATAGATGTTGAAGAAGAATCTTATAAGGCTATAGGAGAAAGTAATGGATATCAATTTGAAAGTCAAGATATAGCTAAGCATAAGAGTTTACTTAATACATATGCTGTATTATCTGTACTTCGTAATAAATCTGGTTTATAATGTAACAGATACATATGGTACAACCCATTTGATTGTTGTGAATCAATCATTTTTATCCTTACAATGTTAAAATCCCATAACATTGTAAATTTTCTCTGCATAAATTAATAAATTTACCCTCCCTGAGTGGGAGGGGTTTTCTTCGTTCTTTATAATTATATATCATCAATAGTGAAACCAATTTTTATCGCAGGAGGTGTATAATATGTTATTTAAAAACAAACAAGATTTAAAGGAAAAATGGATAATTGATACTATGAATAAAACTAACATTCTTGATAAAGATTATCTAAGTAAAAAGTTTGATGATTCTTATGTGGAGAAAGACATTGAATTTTATAATTCAGTACACGGAGAATATTTCATTAAAAACCCAATAACATTTGTGAAAGAATTAGATGATTATGTTATTGTAGAAAATGGTGCGTTTTATATTAACCATGATATAAAGATGGCACCAGAAGTTAATAACTTTATTAGTCTTAGAGCAACTAGAGACTTTAATAAAGGATTAATGAAGAAATATAAAATGGAACAAAACTTCTTAAAGGTTGCTATACATGATGGAAAACAAGGGTCTGTCAAAAGAAATGCTAACTCGTTCTATGGAAATATGATAAATCCTTTCTCTCCATTTTATAATTATGATATAGCGTCATCCACAACTATAAGAGGAAGAAGTACAGTAACTATTAATTCACTTATATTTGAAAGTGTATTAGGTACTTACAGACCTTATAGAGTGGAGATATTTCTAGATATGATAGATAAATGTAGTAAGAAAGAAATATCTAAAGAAGATTTAGAAAAACTAGATAAAGATCCGTCTATAGATGAAATATTATCTCACCTTTTATTAGATGAGAAATCATCATACTATGGAAAGATATTACTTATGAATAAGTTAAATTCTTTAACACCTGATGAGAGAAAGAAAGTATATTATTCTAATAACTTTAAAGCTCTAATTAATACTAAATACTTCATAAAGGAATTTAATGAAATTATGAGTAGTATGAATGATAAGTATCATGAAATAGAAACTATGGATAGGAATGAGGATCCAGATAGATTTAAAAAGTATAAAGATTTTATCTATCTAGATGCTAAGAATCCTCCCAGTTATATTAAAGATAGAGTAAATAAGTTATTACAATTTATGAGTGATGTCTTATTAGGGTTCTATTGGTTTGAGGGTGATACTAATAAATATGGTGATAATCTATTAAATACACAAGACAGATTCCGTGATATAGAAAGAGAGATAGTTATACTTAATGATACTGACTCTCTTATATTCTATACAGGAACTGGAATAGAAATGTTATATAATCTGCCGGGAGTAAAGGATAATACTTCTAGCTTCTCTAACAGACAGAAGTTGGAAGAGACTATAGGATCTTTTATAATAGGATTTACAGGTATTCTTATTGAAGATGGTTTATGGACATATACAGGTAATTCTAATATACATGAACCTTATAGAAAATGGATTAACTATAAACAGGAATACAACTTTAGATATCTACAACCAACCAAGGGAGCAAAAAACTACATAGGAGAGATATCTTGTCAAGAGGGTAACTATTTACCAGTACCAGAGATAGATCTTAAAGGATTATCATTGAAGAAAAGTAACTTTAATAAAACTATTAGTGGATTAGCACAAGAAGTTGTTATAGATGATATATTAAAGAAAGAAAAACCTAATCCTAAATATATTCTAAATAAGATATCACAATTTAGAAAAGATATAATAAAAGAATATAAAACTAAAAATAATCTTAATATATTTACACCAGTAAAACTTAATACAGATTATGAAACGACTGATCCTAGTGACCATAGATTAAAAGCTGTAGAAGTTTATAGCATTCTTTTTGGTAAAGATTCTCCTATATCATTACCCGGTACATTCTTAGTAACTAAAATTGATTTTACAGATAGAGAAGAAGAATTAGAAGAATCATTTCCTAGAGAATATAAAATACTTAAAAAATATATTGAAAGATTAGCTTATGAAAAAACTAAAAAGAAATTTAGAAATAATTATGAAAAATTAATGGATGACAAAGATTTTTCTATGACTGAAGAATGTACTCAGTTTGTTAAAGCTATTAAATGGAATATATTAACCGATACAGAAAAGATAGCTGAATTTAAAGATGAGTGGAGAAATAAGAATAAAGAATGGAAAGATACTAATCTTAGGGTGTTAATAAATGCATTAGATATAGTTAAAGTAAAGATAGATGATGTTAATAAAATAGCTATACCTATAGATAATGAAGAAGTACCTGAATTCATAACTTACTTTATAGATATAGATGAAGTAACAGTCTTTGATAATCTAGTAGCTAACGTTGTAGAAGGATTAGGTATATTAACTGTAAGAAATAATGATGGTGGACAAGGTAAACAGATTGTCCATAATATTATTTCATATTATTAACTGAAGGAGATGGATATGGCAGGGAAAATTAATGTTAATAAGGAATTAAGAAGAACTTATACAGATTACACCAAAAGAGGTATAGCTAACCTTAGAAAGAGGAAGTTAAAATATATCTTAGAAAAATATACTTTTCTAAAAGATACAGATGAGTATATGGAATTGAAGCTAATGATGAATATGCCTTCTGATGCTATAGAATATAATAAGTTATCTACATGGGGTGGTTTATTCACCCCTGAAGAGGGTGAAATACTAGAAGAATTTGGTAATAAAATGGAAATAGCACATATAGGTAAAAAGAGGGTGAATAAATTTGAGGGACTATGATGGAAAATTGATAGAAGAAAGTAGATGGAATAAACTAAAATCTACAATTATAAACTTTCTAGTGGTAAGTATAGTAATCGGTATAATTATATTCATACTCTATAAAACTTTTGAATACTCAGATGATTATCCTAAATGGAAAGACTCGTGTACTAACCATGTTATAATATCATCTTATAGTAGACAGGAGACTGAAACTGATTCAGTTCTAACTAATGGATTTTCTGTTGACGGTAAATTTGTTACTGGTGTTTCATATGTAGATAAACCAGTGATTAATTATTATATATTATTAGATGATAATACTATATGGAGTGTCCCAAGAAATATAGGACCGTATATAAAGGTCAATGACCTATCTAATAAGTATTGTAATGTAGAAAATATAAATTTTGTAAAATAAGGAGAGTGGAAATACATGTTTAAAGATCTATGGGAAGATTCACCATTACTGTTTGTGATAACTGGATCATTAATGTTATTAGCCTTCGGGTTAATCTTATTCGTTTTAGTATCAATACCTTTTATGATTTATGATTATGCAGTAAACCACGATAAATGGAAAAGTAATTGTGGTGATCACGTTATAGTAGCATCTTACGCTAAAAATGAAACTGAAACTGACTCTCACATAGTCAGCGGTGTATCCACTAATGGACACTTTACTACTGGAACTATATTTACCGATAAAAACGTCACTAATTACTATATAGTATTAGATAATGATACATTTTGGAAAGTTCCAAGAAATGTAGGTCCATATATAAAGGAAGGAGATCTTTCTAATAAATATTGTAGTATAGATATGAAATATATAAAATAGGAGGAATAAATATGTTAAAACAAGGACAAGAATTATTTACAGATTTACTAGGTGCTTTCAATGTTAGGGAGCATACTTTGATTCTTAAGAATAGGGATTTAGAACTAGATGGGAGAATATTTCCTATATCAGTTCTTAAAGATAAAATAACAGATCAAAAGAAAAGAACTATGCAAGAAGGTTATTTCTTTTGTGAGAAAATACCCCATAAGCTATCATACCAGGAGGATGCTTCTAGATACGAGACATGTGATTTCAATAACTACTTCTTTAGAATAAAGGATCTGAAAGTAGTTAAGAGTGAAATAGATGGTGCAGATGTTTTAGAAGCTACTATAGAATCTACAGAAGATAATCTTAAAGAAATAATAGATACATATAAAGAAAAAGGAACAGAATGTTTCTTTGTTAGATGTAGATTAGTAGGTAAACATGTAGGAGATGGAAAAATAGAGGAAGACCTAGACTTCTCTCATATAGATTTTATTAAAGAATAAAATTTATATATTATTATCATGAATACAAAAAAAAGAAAGGAATGATTAACATGAAAAAGAAGAATGAAGGTTATTCAGGTATTAAGAATTTTAAGAAAGGTAAAAACAAAGATGGTCTTCTACTAGTTGAGTTTAATTTAGAGGATAATGGACATAGTATATCTATATCATTATCCACTAGACCGAATAAGAATATTACTATGATTATTAAAGCGGAGAAATATCTATTGGAGCAAGTTGTATCAGGATTATTACCATATTCAGTGGAAGCACCTATCAATTCTTTATATCTATTATTGAATGAAGAAATAGATAAAAGTGCGATATATAATACTGTATGGGAAATAGTATACGGAATGAGAAAGTTATCTAAATGGACATTTATATCAGGTAACGAATATCAGGGAGGTGACTTTGGTGCACTTAAATACATTAGATAATAAGATGATAGAATATAATGAGAACCAATACTACGATATCAAAGAGAAGTTTATATTTAAAGGACACACTTACGAAAGTGAATTAAACTTTGCTTATCTTAATGGTGAATTAGATAAAATATTTTCTAAGTATAATTTACCATATGATGAGAGCTATATAATGATAGATCCTTTAAATGATAAGAATTTAAAGAAATACATGAATAGAGTAGTAAGGGAACTTCTATATGATAACAATATAGATGTGGATATAAGTAGAGAAGTAATATATGATATTGTAAATCTACTAGACCATATTGTGTTCTTATTAGATAGAGGTAGTAAGACATCTCTTGATATGAGTCTTATAAGTATAGCACAAGCAGTAATTGAGGATCCTAAAATAGAAGAATTTTTATTTAGAGATTCTTATAATGAAGATATGACTGCTGATGAGATATTTGATATAAGACTTAAAGAAACAGAAGAAATGAGTAAATTAGATATACCTAGTATCAGTACAATGTTACGTGCTGGTACTGGAGTTAAATCTAATCAGATGTATAATATTTTTAAAGGATTAACATTCCGTACTCGTGTTAATAAAGTAGATGAAATATATCCTACATTATTAAAAGATAGATGGATAGATGGATTATCTAATTTGAAAAACTTATACATCGAAAGTAATATAGCCAGAAAATCTATGTTAATGAATAAACAGAATATAGCTGATTCTGGAACACATAATAGAAAGTCTTCTATATTAGCTCAAGATACAAGAATAACAGAAGAAGATTGTGGTACTAAATATTATCAATCTTATTTTGTTAAAGATGAGAAAATGTTAAAAGCTCTTGAGTTTAAATATAGAGTTACAGAAGATGGTAATCTTAAAGTTATAAGAACTACTGATACAGAACTCATAGGAACTGAAGTAAAAGTAAGATCTGTTCTTAGATGTTGTGCTAAACATGGAGGTGTTTGTGCTACATGTTTTGGTGAACACGCTAAATGGAATATGAGTACAGATTCTTATAGTATCGATGTAGGGGTAGAATTTGCTAAAGCAATTAACGCTGCTATATCACAATTAGTATTATCATTTAAACATAATGCCTCCCCTTATCTAAAACCAAGTCAAATAACAGTTGTATCAGTTGAGACTGGAGAGATACTAGATAATGCTAAATTCATGACAAGAAAATTTAATATGTTGAATATATTAAATGACTATGAAGTCTTTTTCTACATGAAGGATGTGTACAGAAACAGTAGAGGAGAATTCAAAATGGTAGATAATGAATTCGATGATAATGATATAATCAGAGTCAAAGAATTTCATTTAGTAGATAGAAAAAGTGGTGAAGAGTTTATATTATATGATGGTAACGATGTTCATCTTAAAGTTCAGGGTGAACAGTTTAACAGATTTGCTCTTCCTACAACAAACTATAGTGATGATATTAAAATATACTTACAAAAAGATGATGTCATTACTCATATTCTAATTAATGCTCATTCTACAATGAAATATAAAGAAATTATTGAATTGTATAACATTGATACTTCTAAAATAAAATTAGAAGACGGAGAAGATGATATTGATTACTTTATGAGGAGAGTATTAGAGTCATCATTTTATGGTGAGAATATAACATCACTAGAAGTTATATTTAAAAATAAAATAAAGGATGTAGATTCTCCAAATGGAAGTCAAGCTCCTGATTGGAAGAGTGATAATCCACAATATAAAATATTATCATTAGAAAAGGTTATTAACAGACAACGTAGTTTATCTACAAGAATACCTGTATACAAAGTACCTTCTATGATAATAGATCCTTTCTATCATAATCCTAAAAACCTTATACCTTCCGCATATGATATGTTATTTGAGGATAAGTATGCTCAGTATGAGGAAGATGAAATAGAAGAAGATGCATATTAATGTACATTAAGAATACTATATCGGAATACGATATAGAACATGCTAACATTAGTATTCTTCTAGCAAAAGGAATATTTGATAAAAAGGAATATGATAAATTTGTTAAAATGGATAAGAAGACCAGAAATGTTAAAATTGGTCTTCTTATTAAAGAAAAGAATTACATCTATGATGTTATACAAAATGGATTTAAAGAATACGTAGAAGAATTTATATTACAGAATAAATTAGATCCTGAGAATAACATTATAGAGATAAATCACGATGCTGTTTGGGTAACTGGAAGATTACCTAAGAAGACTAAATTTGATAACGTGGTTTTTAGACAAAAACAAACATACACTTCTTATTATGGTATCAAGATAAAGGGTAATATCTTTAAGATTTATATTAACACATTAACTGATGAATATGGTGTTAGGAATTTTACTCCTAATAACTTAGAAATCTTTAATGAGTTATTAGATATATTAAGAGATTATGAATTTGAAGATAATGAGAAAGTGTATGAAAGATTACATTCTTTATTAAGAAAGAAAGTTCCTGATATTAATTATGACAATGAACTTATAATCGGTATAAAGAATGAAACTATATTTAGAAAAATGATTAAAGATCTAATCTAGAAAGGAGTATAATATGTTAGAATGGATCGATGATATCTTATCTAAATTTCTGGAATCAGAAAAAGAAGAGATGTCATTTGATATAAACCCTACTGTGTTGAGTCAGTTCTTGACTCAATTTCCTGATGGGGAAAATAGAATATTAACTAAATTAGCACTAATACAAAATACTAAAGGAATAAAAATATTAACTAAAAGAGATTTCAATACAGGTAACTTTACACAAATAAATTTTAAGAAGGAATCTCAGAATAATGGCTAAAGATGTTAATATCACTAAATTTACTACATTCTGGAAAGTAGATAAGATACCTAATGTTAGTTTTTATAAGTTAACTAATGCTCTTTCTACAGAAGATTTCTTTACAAAAGAAAAGATACCTTATGCTTATTTCGAGAATGATAGTTGTTACAGATTTCCTCTTATACCTGAGGATAAGCTTTTAAGTATGTTCAACATAGATTGGTTGAAACCTGTTATTTCTACAGTAGCTCCATTTCCTTATAGGAAGACTAATAGAGAGATACTAATGAAAAATAAACCAAAAGATAATGTACAGGCAGAAGTAATAGATAAAGCTTTTAAAGCATTGACTATTAATAAACAAAATCGAATCATTATATCTCTTAAAACAGGACAGGGAAAAACCTATGTGACCACTAACTTGATAGCTAAACTTGGATTAAAGACAATTATATTTGTTAAATCTATATTACTAAGAGACCAATGGTATGAATCATTTAAGAAACATACTAATCTAAAAGATATAATGGTAGTAACTAGATCTCAAGATTTAATTGATCTTTTAGATACCAATGAAAAAATAACTCCTGATGTAACTATAGTAGTACATAGAAGTATGCAGAATTTTATAGATGCTACTAGTGAAAAAGACTTAGGTAGACTATTTATTAAACTAGGAATAGGAATAAAGGTCTATGATGAGTTTGATCTAGAAAATGCTTCTATGTTTAGAATAGATTGTAATACAGCTATAAGATGTAACATATATCTTTCTGCTACAGACTTTAAAAGTGGTAAAACAGAAGATAGAATATTTAAAATGATATTCCATGAAGCTGTTAATATAGGAAAGGAATATGATCCTGGTGTACAGAGAAATGCTAAATTCATATTATACAATAGTCATCCTACTAAAAAAGAATTTGGAAGATTACATGTATATGGACCAGAGGGACCAATATTTAGTTATCCTAAATATCATGAATATGTAGTTAAGAAGAAAGCTTATTATGAAGGATTAGTTAATCTATGGGATACATTTATAAAGGATAGATACTATAATGAAGATAATACATTGAAGACAGTATTCTTTATAGGTCGTATCAATACATCTGAGGAGTTTAAGAAAGATCTAATGGATATAACTGGTTTATCTAGTAAAGATATTAGTATACTTAATAGTGAAACTGATAAGAAATGGAGACCTTGGGCTTTCAGTAAGAAACTTATTATAAGTACTAGTGATTCATTAGGTAGAGGAGTCGATTTAAAAGGATTAGATACAGTAGTTGATTTTGAAACTAGAAATAGTTTAAGTTCTACTACTCAGGTTGTAGGAAGGGTAAGTAGAACAGGTATGAAGAATGTAGGAACTTATATACAATTTGTAGATGAGGGATTACCGATACCTTTAAAGAATTATACTACTAAATTACAATCTGGTTTTTATGAAGAACTATTTACGAAGATAGAGGAGGAGAAATGTCCAGAGAGAAAAAATACTACGTAGTAACTTCTAGGAAATTAGTTAGACCAGAACTATATCCTAGAGTACCAGAAAATTGGTTTACATTAAATAAATATGAAGATAATTTTACACCCAGAGTGAGATTATATCCTTCGGAATTACAAGCTCTGTTAGCTAAGGAGCATATGGAAGTAGGAGATATTTTCTATGTGTATGAGTTTAAATATTCTGGTGAAGTTATAGAACCTGGTCCAGTTAGTGTTCCTTCTTCTACTATAACTGGAGAAGTATGGGTAAAGAAACCTATAATGTTAACCTTTAAAAATGAAATAAGTATAGTAGGATTCGGAAATAAATATGAAGAATTTTATGTACATATAAAAGGTAAGGACTTTAAAGTACCGGTTAAGGTACCAATATACATGACGGAAGAATAGAAATGCTCCTGGGATATCCCAGGAGCTATATATGTCAAATTAATTATTTTTATATAAATATTATTAAACCGTGGATAAGTAGTGGAGGACTTATCCACGTTAAACTATTTGGAGATGTATATAACATGACGATTGATTCAGTGTCATGAAGATGTACATATTCCAGTGTTGTTTACACTTATCCACAAAAAAAAACCAAATTTAGGAGGAATGATTATTATGAAAAAGAGAAGTGAAAAGAAAGTATTGTTAACTTACAATGAAAACCCAGCTATGAGTTTTCTGTTACACATGTTCGTAGGAGGTAGAGAAGATAGTGTACATGGAATAGCTCACTTTGTTGAACATATGATGGCTACAGCGTATAGAGATGATGAAAAAATGTTAGATGATGTAATAACAGCATCTGGTATGGGTGTCAATGCAGGAACAACTATACATTGGACACAATACGGGTTAAGAGATAATATATCAACTATCTATGATTTAGATGATATGTTATGCTTAATCAGATTATTTGCTCTTAGATTATCTCGTATGATGTCTGGAGATATAACAGAGGACGAACTAAACAGGGAAAAAGCTATAGTCATAAACGAAATAAAAATACAATCAGAAAGAAAGAAAATATTAAAAGACATGACTTTTCATATAAAAGAAGGATTACCATTTAATGGAACTATAGGTACTGAAGAATCAGTATCTTCTATAACTGCTAAAGATATACAAGAATTCTTACAAAAGAATTATAGAGTCAAGAATGCATTTGTAGATCTATCAGTTCCTACTGATATTTCTGAGGATGATCTAGAAAAGATCATGTTCGAAATCAATAATAACTTATTCGCAGTTATGGTCGATGATGGAGAAAATTACTCATATGAAGAATTACAAAAAAGAATGACAGTACCTATGAAACCAGGTGACACGTTGTATGATAAACATGATTTCGATTCTTTGTCTGTTATGGTAGATATGGATACAAACTTAGAAGATGCAGAAATTTTAAATACATATTTAGATGACTGGGCATTTAAACATCTTAGAGAGGAATTAAGATTAGGATATGTTGCTAAATTCAGTAAAGCAATAAGTTCAGGACCAAATAAATACCAATTCTTTATTACTGCAGATAGATCTCAATTTCCTCTAATAAAAGAAGAAATAACTAAGAAATTAAAAAATCTTTCTTCTGATCTAGATTATGCAGAACAGAAGAAAAATACTATAAAGAATATCAGAAAAGTATTTGAAATATTGAGCAGTAAGAATCCGTCATCATCTATGATGACTACTCTTCTAACTATTGTAGAGAACGCTAGATACTTTAGTCATTTCTATAATAGATATGCTAGTGATCTGATTACTGAAGAAAACAGACAGAAATACAACAAACCGTACGATGTATTTTTGGGTTGGTTAGAAAACACACCTGAGACTGAACTAAAGAGAATAGGAAGAGGATGGAAATCAATAGATCAAATAGGAGAAGAAATGTTAGCTTCTATACAATATATAGAAACTAATGCTAAAGATAAAAAGGAGATGATGTAGAAGATGTTGAATAAGAAATTAGAAGAAAAGAAAGAAGAGTTAAAAGAAGAAAAGATAAATTTAGAAAGAGCTCAGGGTAAACTCCTGAAGCTCTTATCTGAGGATAAAGAGTTAGAACAAGAAATCAATAAACTCAAAGCTAAAAGAAAATCTCACGAAAGAGAAATAAATAAACTTTCTAGAGAATGTGAAGGAATTTCTATGACTATAAGTTTTATTGAAAGTTATATATCAGATTTTGAGGAGGCTAAATAAAATGGTAGAAGATATAATAGAACTTATAAAGGATGGGGAATTATCCCTGTCTGATTTATATAAAATAAAGGAAACACTTGAAGATCGTATAGATGAAGAAGAGTGTAAAGATTATATGGATAAGGAGGGATTATAATGTTACTCTTATTTACAGTATCATTATTAACTTGGGGTGTAGTGGAAGGTATTAAACTATATTTTGAAAGAAAAGAAAAATTAGAATTACTTAGATCATACATTGAAGGAGATGATAAGTAATGTTCCTAAATAAATTAGTCGCATTATCTATAGCCGTTGATACGATTAGTATAGTATTCACTAAATCTAAGAAAGTAAAAACAACTATCGACTGTGAACAGACACAATGTAAAAATATAGATAACTCATATTATGATGATGAAGATGACTGGGACGATTATGTTGAAATGATGAATAATATTTTTGGATATAATTTTTTATATTAAGGAGGTAATTAATATGCTATCATTTGACGATAGAGTAGAAAATTTAATGAATTTGGATCCATCATTATCTTACGAAGAAGCGGTAGAATTAGTATTACAGGAAGATGAGGACGAAGAAGATGAATGGGAGGATGAGGATATATACGGAGATGAGGAAGACTATATCGAAAATGAAGATGACTACCTAGATCCTTTGGATGATCCTTATTGGAACGACGATGACGATGAGGAGGAATAATCATGTTATATGGGGGTCTAATTAGATTAATACTAGCTATAATAATTATTCTATGGTATCAAATAAATAAAAAGAAAAATAGGTAGAATTAAAATCCTCCTTTAATTGGGAGGATTTATTTTTTTCCTATAAAAATGAACTTTTCTTTTATAAATAATAACTAAATGGGAGGAACCATAATGAAAAATAAAAAATCTAAATTTAGAATAAGATTGTTCACACCTTTTGAAGATGGACTTACTGATACTGAAATAGTGATAGTTAGAAGTAAGTCTGGACTCTATTCTATAAGTGTATCTTTTTATTATAGTGAAGATGACGATGATGCGGGATCTAGTTGTAACTATTACCAAGATAATATGACTAGTAAAGATATTGATGGCTTTGTTAGTAGTGTATCTTATACTCTAGTACACAAACATTCACCTTCACAATCTGATATTACTAATATATTAGTTAATTTTGATAAAGTTTTTAATCAATCTAATTCTGTGGAAGAATTGATAAAGAATCTTGAAAGTGATAAATATCAATCTGATTCAGTATATTTTATCACTAAAGAAATTGATGAAAAGGGGTGTGTGTGGTTTGTAAATCACGAATTGAGAAAACCTCAATTAACTACTGGAAATGCTGTAGTTGATAAAGTATTGAATAACATATATACTGAATTGGAAGAGCATCTAGGACAATTAAAAAAGGTATCATCAATAGAAGAAGAAAAAGAATATATAATAAAATATGTAGGAGGAGAAGATGAAACTAACTAAGAAGATGTTAGATGTAACTACACCAAATGTAGTTGAAAATGATTTACTATTTATTACAGCTGTATTATCTAAAATAGATGATGTAGTAAGTAAGACTTATGGACCGAAAGCAGGTTATGTAGCAATGGTAGATAGTAGTGAAAATGCTACTGGATATTCTTATACGAAAGATGGGATGGCTACGTTAGATAATCTTAAATTTGCTAGAGCAACTGAGAATGACTTAGCTAAATTGGTTACTAACTTAGCTTATGAAATCAAGAATACATCAGGAGATGGAAGTACAACAGCAGCAAAAGTATTATATGGACTAGTAAAGAATTGTACAGAGTATTTATTAGAAAATAATGTGTCTGATAGAGATAAGAGTAATTTTAGAATACATACTCCTAAAGGTGTAGAGTTATTAATAAATAAATTAGAGAAATTCCTTAATAGAGAGAATAATGCTAACATAAAGGGTGGCACTACACAAGATATGATTGATGGTGCTTATATATCTCTTAATAATGACGCTGAATTATTGAAACCTATGGAAGAATTAATATATTATTTAGAAGAAAAGAAAGCACCTATAGATGATACATTAAGAATAGATGCGTTTACATCTAGAGGGAATAAAACTAAAATAGAAAAGAAACCAGGATACATGTTAGGTGGAGCACAAAGATTCTCTATAAATAGAGGAAGAGAGTTTATAGAAGATGCTAAACTTATAATGTTAGATTTAAATATATCTGCTGATATGCTTAAATTTATAGTAACAGATATAATGTCTCTTGCAGAAAGTAATATTAATAAAGATAATATAGTATTCATTTTAAGAGATATAGATCATGATGCACAAGTATATTTAGATAACATACAAAAACAAGTAACTGAAAGTAATCTATCAATTAACTTTGATTTCATAGTTCCTACTACAACTCCCGGTAGAATAGAAACTATGAAGAAAGATCTTTCTTATTTAACTAATACAGAAGTAAT